ATCCAGGCGACCGGCCCGCAGTATCTGGTCGTGCGTGATTCAGACGATCAGCTGATCGGCAGGATGCGCGTCGAGGCGGGCGGCGTCGTCTCGGACAGTCTCGCGCCAGCCTCTCGCTCTGCGCTGCGTGAGCGCATCGGATTCTAAGGAGTAACACTTATGGCGATTCAGTGGTCCGCCTCGTCCGGGTACATGTCAGTCGGTGTGGAGATGTGGTACACGGGCGATCCCCACCAGGGTTACGTCGAGGTGTACGCTCAGTTCTGGCTTCGCTCCGATGGGTACGGGCATAATTACTCGGCGAAAACCTCTTGGTGGGGCAACGTCGGAGTCGGGTCTGAGACTGTGTCATTCTCGTCGCCGACTGGCGCGACGGTCTACAAGGACATGGGCACGTCGCACTGGCGTGAGGACCTCCTGCCGAATCAGGAGCGATCGATTAGCGTCGGCTATTCGTTGGGGCCGATCTGGAACGGGGGCCACCCGTCGATGCAGGCGTGGCTTACGCTGCCTGCGCGGCCGGCGAAGCCGCCGTCAGCGCCGTCGTACTGTAAGGCGACGCTACGTGAAGACGGAGAATCTGTGCTGCTCGAGTGGCCGGCGGCGAAGCCTGCGGATGCGTCGTCGCCGATCCGCTCGTACGTGATCGAGCGCTGGGACGCCTACTCTGACGAGTATTCGGGGCCGTGGCTCCCGAGGCAGTGGCACGTCGTGTCGTGGGTGAACGCTGAGAACGCCACAGTGCCCGTGTTCAAGATGGTCGACGACAAGGCCGTGTACGCGAACGATCGCTTCTGGTATCGCGTGTATGCCTCGCCGGTCATTCCGACGCGCATCCGTGATGTCTCGGATTTCGTTCCCGGCCCGCCGTCGCCGGACTCCAACGGCGTGTCGACGGCTCCGGCGCCGGTCTCGGAGCTGACGGCCGCGAAGAACGCACGCGGCCAGATCCGCGTCACCTGGAAAACGACGTTCGCCTATCCGCAGGACGCGACTGTCGAGATCTGGGATGGCAATGAGAAGGTCGGGGAGGTGCGTGCCGACGCGGACGGCTGGGTGCACGAGACGGCAGACCTGCAGGTGCCGCACACGTACCGCGCGATCCTCAAGACCGATAATCTGGAATCCGAACGATCAGCCCAGTCGAATACCATCCAGGTGCTGCAGAAGCCTGGCATCCCGGCCGTGTCCGGGCCGGGCACATACGCTGCGGTCGGAGCCGTACCGTTCACATGGGCACATAACTCGCTCGATGAGACATGGCAGGAAGCTGCGGATATCCGGTACGCCACCGTGTACACGGAGACCGCTAACGGCCGCCGCGCAGGGGACTCAGGCCCCTGGCAGACGGTCGCCGTCACGGGATCCGCGCAGACAAAGACAATTGACCTGCCGGCCGGAGTCGTCGACTACCAGATCCGCACCAAAGGTCAATACCGCGAGTACTCGGACTGGTCCCCCATCAGGCGGACAACGGTCACGTACGCGCCAGTCGTCGCGTTAGTGCCAGACTCGCTCACGCTCGACCGCTCAGCGTTCGACGGCGCACTCACGGTCTCGCACGTGAAGGGGTCGTCAACGACGATCTCGACCGTGCTCTGCGAGCTGCTCTCATCGAACATGCAGGTCATCGAGCAGATCAAGGGGAACACAATCGCCCTGGGCGTCGCGCCGACGTTCTCGCGGGCGCCCCTGCGCTTCAAAGCGCGACTCGAGAACCGCACCGAGTACGTCGTCCGCGTAAAACTCGTTGACGGTTACGGCCTCGCAACAACCGTTCAGAGGCGGTACAAGGTTGAGTACCCGACGCCGCCCGAGCCGATTGTGACGGCCTCCTGGGAAGAAGACGAAGGGGACATGCTCATATCGATCGCCTCCCCAGCCGTCCCCGCCGGCAGCAAGCAACCGCCAACCGTTGAGACACGCCTCGAGCGCTCAATCGACGGCGGCTCAACCTGGCAGATCGTAGCCGACAAACTCCCGCCCTCGACCATGTACAAGGACCGAGAGTGCCTCACCAACGGCACGACCAAGTACAGGGTGACCGCGACGTCGGCAATGCCCTCGTCCTCCGTGACGATCATCGACGCGCTCGCGGATTCGCAGGCGGTGTGGATTTCGGCCGGGCAGGGATTCTCACGGTCGGTGCGTCTGGCATGGAACCCGGTGACCGGGTCGCAGCTCGGCCTCGTCAATCGCGAAGTCAAATACTTCGCGGGCCGAAAGCTGGGCGTAGAGCTGTCGGGGACTCAGCGTCAGCGGGTCGTACAGGTCTCTGCGGCGCTGTTGGACTCGTCGGAGCGCGAGCGTCAGGCGCTTGAGGACCTGGCGTACATGCCCGCGCCGTTCATGTACCGTGACCCCCTAGGCCGTGTCTTGTACGGCTCGCTGTCAGACGTGCAATTCGGTCGCGAGGTCGGCGGAGTCTGGTCGGTCTCAGCGAAGCTGACGGAGGTGAATCGTGGCTGATGCTTCGCCTGTGAGGCAGGCTGATTATCAGGTGATGCTAACGACGCCGGACGGGCAGGATATTGGTCTGCTCGATGGTGTCGAGTCCGGGTCGGTGACGCTGTCTGCGACGTCGCGTCTGCGAGCGTCGGGGCAGCTGAGCCTCACGGAGACGGCGCAGCAGATCGACTGGTTCAACATGCACGCGCGGGTGGATTATGTGCCGGTCGGCATGGAGGGGTGGCCGGTGGCAACGTTCGTGATGTCGTCGCCAACACGCTCGGTCAATGACCATAGGGTGACGCGAGACGTCGAGCTCCTGTCGACGCTCGCGTACCTGGATCGCATGTCTACGGATCGTATCGAGCAAGTCGAGAACGACCATTTGTCAGATGGCAAGTGGAGCTTGATTAAGCGATATGCAGCAAAGGCGAAGAATCTGCGGATGGGCTTCACGAAGTTCGGGGATTACGGCTTCGTCGGAGGGCCGAGCCTCATCAATGAGGCAATTACATACGACGTCGGGACTAACGTACTCACGATGCTCAACGATTGCGCCCGCATCGTCGGATGGGGTGCACTGACACCGGACCCCTACGGTGTCATTACGGGAGGGCCGTACATCCGGCCGTCGCGACGGCCGGTGTCATTCGTTTTTCGCGAGGGAGACGCGGCGATCCACTCGGCTGAGTGGACAATCGACCGCGATTTGTTCGCGGTGCCAAATGTCGTCGTGTGCGTGGGGACGCCAGGCTCAGACGATACTCAGCGCGGCGCCGACAAGTACTACGCGGGCCCGTCTCCGGCAGTGGTCGGGGTGGTCCGAAATGACAGTAAGGCCGACCCGCTCTCGACCGTCAATCGCGGCGAGGTGGTCCATGTCGAGACCGGCGTGAAGGTCACGAGCCAGTCAGCGATCGACCAGTGGGCGGCTCGCGTGCTCGCGGAGAAGTCGATGCCAGCGGCGACGCTAGTGATCGAGCATCTGCCAGTCAATATCAGGCCAGGCGATGTCATTGAATTCGTGTCGCAGGGGCAGCGTCTACGGGGAGCGGTGCAGAAGATGGAGATCCCGCTCTCTCCTACCGCGCTTGTGAAGACGGAGATCAAGGAGATTCGCAATGAATGATGTTGATTATCTAGCCGCTGTGGTCGCGGATCTGCGGCAGCGGGTGGATGCGCAGCCGTCCTATCAGTGGGGCACGGCAGTGCGGTCCGCGCAGCAGGGGCAGGTGAACGTGCAGTTCGACCTGGACCTGTGGCGTGTGCGCTCTGACGAGAACGCTGCGATCACATCAGTCCCGGACCGGCTGCTCACTCGGAAGGTATATCCGGGTGACAGAGTCCTCGTGCAGATTCACGAGGGAAACATGCAGGCTATCGCCGCGACACGCACGTACGTAGACCGGTATCTGGACCTGGCCGATCTCAACATCGGCGGAGGCGGAGGCGGAGGTGTAGGGCCGCAGGGGCCACCAGGCCCCATTGGTCCGAAGGGCGCCCAGGGTGAGCGCGGTCCGGCTGGCCCTCCTGGCCCGAAAGGCGACAAGGGTGAGACTGGCCCGCGCGGCCAGAAGGGCGACCCGGGTGAGGCGATCACCGTCGTCACGCCTGCTGGCGTGATCGCCGCGTTCGCGGGCTCGTCTGCGCCGTCCGGCTGGCTCATGTGCGATGGCAGGGAGTACGACCGGCAAACGTACCCGGAGCTCGCGAGGGTGTTCGGCAATGCGTTCAGATTCCGAGTCCCGGACCTGCGCGGCCGGACAGTTCTGGGAGTGAACGCTGCGCACAAGCTCGGCGAGCTTGGCGGCGCCGAACGGCATGCGCTCACGGTGGATGAGATGCCGAGGCACTCGCACCAGATCGGCGGAGCATCGAGCTACTGGCCATCAGGAGCGGCGATCTACCAGACGAACTTCTCGGGCGGCTCAGCCTGGACAGGCAGCGCAGCCGCGGGGAGCGGCTCTCT